GGCCTACGAGCGGGCTGGCCTTGAGCTTCGGTCTGGTTATGACCTGAAGACGGCCCGCCGCAGCCTTAACTTCCTACTCACAGAGTGGGCCAACAAGGGGCTAAACCTCTGGACAGTAAGATCCGGAACTTTGTCGCTTGTTGCTGGACAAGCCGTTTACACGACTGCTGATGGCCTTCCGGCTGACGCAGTAGATTTCATTGAGGCTGTGTGCCGCACAACCACTGGCGGGCAGTCGGTTGACATCTCCCTCAACCGCATCTCCGTCTCCACATATGCCAACATCCCCACCAAAGCCCAGACAGGCCGCCCCTACCAAATCTACGTTGACCGAGCCACTGCGGCACCCAAGGTCACGCTGTGGCCTGTGCCCGACTCCTCCACCCCCTACACGCTGGCCTACTGGTATTTAAAGCGTGAAGAGGATGCCACAAACCCCGCATCTCAGACGCTGGAAATTCCGTTCCGGTTCTACAACGCGCTGGTGGCTGGGCTTTCCTATCACATTGCCCTGAAGAAGCCAGAGGCTGCCGACCGGATTTCTATGTTGAAGGATCTGTATGATGAAGCCTTCCAGCTTGCAGCCGACGAAGACCGGGACCGGGCCTCTGTGAGGTTCATCCCCTTCACAGATTACGGGTTTTAGTGTAAAATGACCGTACCATATGCAAAAGGCAGGCTAGCCTTTGGGTTTTGTGATACTTGTGGACAGAGGTACGATCTAGCCGAACTTAAAGTTCAGATCGTTGCTGGCCGCGCCACAAACATAAAGAATTGCACATACTGCCTCGACAAGGATCAGCCTCAGTATTTTTTGGGCCGCGTTCCAATTAATGATCCGCAGGCCCTTAGAAATCCACGCCCCGACACATCTCAAGATGAAAGCCGTGTGCTGTGGGGATGGGACCCGGTGGGCAATCCAGCAGTTGGAGCCTCCGGTCAGGTCGGGGTAATCACTTTAATTCTTAACGGGGTCTATAGCCCCATCACCTATTCTGGGGAAATGTAGTGGGAAGAATACAGAACATTGTGGGGGGTGCTGTAAAGAAAGGTATTGACGGGGTTTCTGATGCGCTTAAGAGGGATTTTTCTGCTGTTAAGTTTAGCTCTGGTCAATCGCCCAATGGCAGCACCCTTGGCCTAAGCACCCCGAATAGCTGGTCAGGCACCACAGTCACCGGCCCCTCCGGAAAGGCCGCCACAACTGCTGGCACGATGGGAGCCAATGGGCAACTCACAGGTGCCCACGCAATTGGCACAGGAACTCAGGCAGCAAGGTCTCCGTCTCCCTCGCGTACCAGCGGTGGTGTTGAAGGTGGCGACAGCCGGATGAGCGGAGCCAGCAGCAAATCCACCAGCGGCGGCGCTGTGGGGTATGGTGGCACCCACACTAATGACGGAATGGCAAAGGGCGGAATTGTCCGTCAAAAGCTAAAGAAATCAAACCCCATCAAGGACACTAAAATGGCTAAGAAGCGTATCCCGGCTGAAGAGAAGAAGGAATACAAGGGCGGCAAGTATATGGGCGGCCCCGCCGAAGAAATGGTTGATAAGAAGAAGAAGGGCAAGCGCATGGCTATGGGCGGCCTTGGTATGGATGATCGTGCTGGTGGGCCTCCTCCTCGTCCTATGGCTCCGGGCTCGCGTCCCGGCATGCCGCAGATGGGTGGGCCGGGACCTGCTATGGGACGCATGGGTGGCATGAATCGCATGAGGGGTATGCAGCCCGGTGTTGGCGGCAATGGCCCCATTATGGGGGGGCCAGCCCCTATGCCAATTGCGGTTGGTGAACCAAACCCAAATGCAATGAGAATGAACCCCAATCCTATGGCGAAAGACTACACCACAGCAATAACTCGCGGCATGCGTGGTGGCGGCCTTGCCAAGAAGGGTGTTGGGCAGGCTCTCGCCAAGGGTGGCCTTGTGAAGGGTGCTGGCTGTGTTCAGCGCGGAATGAACAAGACAAAATATCGGTGACAACATGGAAATTGATAAAAAAGCACTTAAGAAAGAGTTCATGGGAGAAATGAAGGCCGGTGCCGGTCAGGGTGCCACGGGCTTTAACCCAATAGCCTTGATGCAGGCTGCGGGGGCTTTTGACTTTGGTGGTGGTGGTGGCGGCGGTGGTGGTGGCGGCGGCACCGGGGCCACTGGTGCCAAGGGCGACAAGAAACACCCCAAGAATCCCAAGATTGAAGATCCGCCTCTCCCTCCTCTGCCTCGCAATCCCCCCCTGACCGGAAAGCCCGCAAGTAATTCGTGGGAAGATATCGTTGGGTTTTATTTCCCCGGCGGTGCTACCGGCGTTTATAAAGAGGGAGGCCTTGTGAGGGGCTGTGGATCTGCTCAACGTGGACGTGGTCGCGGTAAGTTCGTTTAAACAGGACATATAAAAATGGCAAAGCAGAATGCACGACTTGAACTCCCGTCAGATGCCACCGTTGAAGGTGGGATGCGGCGTGGTGTGAATGTGGGTAATATGAAGATCCTCAAGAAGCCCATGAAGATGCGCGGCGGCGGTGCCGCCACCAAGGGCCTGAAGATCTCGGAGAAGCAGGGCTAACATGGCCTTCACCTACGCCACTCTGGTAAGTACGATCCAAGGATACCTTCAGACAAGCTCTGACGGCATCCCTACTGCTGACATGGACACAATCATTCAGCAGGCTGAGCAGCGTATCTACTACGATGTTCAGATCCCCGTGCTGAAGAAAAATGTTACCGGGACGATGACTTCTGGAAACCGATATTTATCCACCCCGTCTGACTATCTTGCCACATATTCAATCGCCGTGGACAACAACGGGTCATATGAATATCTTCTTCCGAAGGATGTGGCGTTTCTTAGAGAGGCTTATCCCGCCACCGCCACAACTGGTGTGCCGCGATACTACGCCATCTTTGACAACGACACCCTCTTGATTGGCCCTCCTCCTAGCTCCGACCTTTCCGTCGAGCTTCACTATTTCTATGAGCCCCCGTCGATAGTGGTCTCCACAACGGGCACATGGATTAGCCAGAACGCCGAAAACACGCTTCTATATTCATGTTTAGTTGAAGCCTACACCTACCTCAAGGGCGAGCAGGATCTTATTGGGTTGTATTTAGGGCGCTATAAAGAATCGCTTGATTCTCTCAAGATCATTGGCGAAGGGCGCAATAGGTCAGACACATATCGCAATAGCGAACCAAGGGTGGTTGCTAGTTAATGGGTATTTTTGGAGCGACTGCGGGCGTTGGTGATTTCCTTGTAAAAACCACAAATGAACGTGGCTTTACACCGGAAGAAATTACCGAAGACTTGCTGGTAAAACTTATTTTTATTTCTGGTGAAGCTCATCCAGCCATCAGGGATCAAGCAATTGCATTTAAGGATCAAATCCGTCCAGCAATCCTGCACTACATGAAACAGGCAATCAGGTCGGATAGAACAACACTATCGGCACAACTATCAAAGCAAGGCCACCTTGATATGGCCGAAATTATCAGGAGACTTTAATGGGCGATAAGCCTTGCAAAAGCCCTCGGGATTTTTAGCGACAACATAGAAGCAATCCTACGGGCGGCTTCTTATCTATCAAAATTTAAATAGGAGTAAACAGATTGGCAATTTCCACAGCATTTTGCACCAGCTTCAAGCAGCAGCTTATGCAGGGTCAGCATAACTTCACCCTTACCACTGGCAACACATTCAAGATTGCCCTCTACACTTCTTCAGCAACCCTTGGTGCCTCTACCACAGCCTACTCTGCCACCAACGAAATTGCCGCCACTGGCGGATACACCGCTGGCGGTAACACCCTTACAAACGTCACCCCCACAACTTCCGGCACAACAGCTTATGTTGACTTTGCTGACACAACTTGGACCTCCTCCACAATCACGGCCAACGGCGCTTTGATCTACAATGCAAACGCCACGAATGCCTCCACAGTTGTGCTGGCATTTGGCTCGGATAAGTCCTCGTCAAACGGCGACTTCACAATTGTGTTCCCTCTTGCGGATGCGACCAACGCGATTATCCGTATCGCTTAAGGTTTATTAAATGGCTAAACTTGTTAATCGCGCCAGAATGTCAACTGCGACAACTGGCACAGGAACAGTCACGCTTGGATCTGCGGTAAGCGGATATCAAACGTTTGCTGCTGCTGGCGTGGCAAACACTGATGTTGTTAGTTATTGCATAGAAGATGGAACGGCGTGGGAGTTAGGAACGGGAGAATATACCTCTTCCGGAACTACTTTTTCACGTACACTTATTCAGTCATCTACTGGATCTCTCCTTTCTTTAACAGGTGCGGCTCAGATATTTATAACTGCTCTTGCGGGTGATATATACGCAAACTCTGGGTTAACCAATCTTACCGGATTCACCACAACGGCTACCGCCAGCGGAACAACAACCCTCACAAACACCAGCACATCGTATCAGGTATTTACTGGAACTCTTAATCAGATAATTGCCCTACCTTCTACGGCAACATTGGCGTTAGGCTGGACGTTCCATGTATGCAACAATTCAACTGGCATACTTTCTCTTACAACATCAACTGGTGTTTTGCTTGGACCAATTCCGCCCTCAACAACAATCATGGCAACTTGCACAAACACCACTGTAAACACTTTGGCTGGTTGGGAATATGGATACACAGACCTCCCAACCTACGTGAACAACGGTATTTTGGAAGTTATCAAAACCGGAACTTTTATGCTTTAAGGTGAAACATGGCTGCTAATATTTATCCGATCTTTTCCCGCACTTGGGACATTCAAATTGCTGGTGCAGTTATTGGAACAACTGCAAATACCGCCACAGACGGAACTGGTTCCGGCATCTCCAGAATATTCACTGCTGATGCAACTGAAGGTAGTTTTGTCTACAAAGTTATTTTTAAATCTATTAGCACCACAGCGGCAACTGTAATTCGTTTATTTTACTGTTCAGATACTGGAGCATTTACCCCCGGAACAACAAACACGGCTGCAAACACGACCTTGATCGGAGAAATCTCTACAGTTTTATGGAACGCATCAAACACTAGCGCGTCTCCAGTTTATGAAATTCCAGTTATGATGGGTATTCCGCCAAGCACGAAATTACTTGTTGCATTCGGAACATCAACTGGTGCCGCTACTACTGGTTTTAACCCAATTGTAATGGCTGGAAAATATTAAAATGCGATATTGGAAAATTCAGTTCAATGATCGTGAATTTCAAAATCAATATGGTTGGCTTGAAATCAATGACGCAGAAAATTCAAATCGTATTTTTCAAGATGACGGTACATTGATTGAAGAAGGAATTAGCTATACTGCTGTTGATGTTGAACCCACACCACCATCTTGGAGTGTTGTCTGATGTTTCCCCGTGAGGCGATAACGCAATTAGGTAATGCAAACTGGCGTGTTTTTTATGCCGGATCAGCCGCAAGTACAAGCGAGTGGCGAGTTTGGAATAAACCCGCTGGCACGCAATTTATTTATTTTTTCATGATTGGTGCTGGAGGTGGCGGCGGAAAAGGGGCTGGTGGTGCTGCTACCGTTGCGGCTGGCGGCGGCGGGTCTGGCGGCATGTTTTCGCTATTTATGCCCGCTGTGTTTCTTCCTGATACAATTTATGTTCGTGTCGGTAATGGCGGCGCAGGCGCAACTGTATCAGGGTCAGGAACTGCTGGCGCTCAAAGTTACATAAACGGCTCGCCAGCTACTGCTACTAACCCAATCATGTTTAACGCATCCGGCGGTGGTGGCGGTGGCGGCGCGGCGACAAACACAGCGGGCAGTGCTGGCGGTGGCATAACGACATCAAACATGACTTTTATTGGGCTTGGATTGCTAACACAAAACGGCGGTAAAGCTGGTTCTGTTGGCGCGGCAACCGCAAATACTGCCGGAACGGCCAGCGTGTGGGGTGGTGCCGTCCTCCCGATAACGAGCGGTTCAGGTGGAGGAAACGGTACAGGTGCGGGGGGTGCAATAACTTCCGCACCTATGGGATCATTTCCGGGCGGTGCCGGTTCAACGGGCGGTAATGGTGTTGATGGTTTTGGTTATGGTAAATTAATATTACCAAGCTCATTTAACCAAAATTCGTTTTTTGGACTTCTCTCGTTTACTGGCGGAAGCGGTGGCGGCGGTCACACAACCGGACAGGCTGGAAACGGTGGTAACGGTGCTTATGGCTGTGGTGGCGGTGGCGGCGGAAATAGTTCTTCGGCTGGTGGTCTTGCCGGTAACGGTGGCAACGGCGGGGATGGCTTAACAATTATTGGCTCATTCTAATGCTTGGCTTTGACGCCTTAGCAAAACTGCCAATTGCAGGCAGTTCAACAGCCGGGACAAGCATATCTGTCTCGGTTGTTGGCGTTGAAGCTACTGGTTCTGTTGGTAGTGTAGCTGTAGCGGCGGGAAACGGTGTAGGCGTATCTGTAACTGGAGTATCCGCAACCGCTGCTGTTGGCAATGTTTCAGTATCTGGCAAGGCTAATGTAGGCGTAACTGGTGTTGTGGTAACCGGGCAGGCTGGGACCGCAACAGTATCCGGTATTGCAAATGTTTCCGTTACTGGAGTATCGGCTGGCGGTGAAGTTGGAACTCCGACTGTAAGTGCGGCTCAAGTTATTAATGTTGCTGGCGTCTCTGCTAGTAGTGGAGTTGGTAGTGTTATAATCGGCATAGGTGCTAACGCCGGGGTTACTGGCGTAAGTGTTGCGGGCGGGGTTGGTTCTGTCTCTGTGAACCTTTCGTCCAACCTGTACGTTACAGGCGTTCAGGCAACTGGATATGTGAATGGTGGAGTTCTTATTTGGGGGCTCATCGACACCGGCCAAACCCCAAACTGGGGCGCAATATCGGATGGGCAAACCCCCGGCTGGGCCACAATATCAGACACCCAGACCCCGGGCTGGACGGAAATACCCGGAACCCAAAACCCCGGATGGGGGTCAATCAATGATTCGCAAACATCAATTTGGACCGAGATAGCGGCATAAAAAATGGCATCAACATATTCATCCAACCTTCGCCTTGAACTTATCACAACCGGCGAACAGCAGGGTACGTGGGGCTCCACCACCAATACTAATTTCGGCACACTGCTTGAGCAGGCCATCTGCGGCTATGCAGCCGTCCCGGTCACAGATGGTGCCGACACGACACTCACAACGGCGAATGGGGCAAGTGATCAAGCCCGAAACATGACGCTCAGCCTTACGGGCGCTCTTACGGCAACTCGAAATGTTGTTGTTCCGTCTGCATTCAAGGTTTACATCGTAAAAAACGCCACAACCGGAGGCTTCCCGGTCACTGTTAAGGTGACGGGACAGACTGGTATTTCTGTTCCAAATGGTGCCACATATATTCTTTATGTGGATGGTACTGATGTTAGGGCGGCGACCGGAACGGTGGCCACGGGCGGAACCGGGGCTGGCACTGCTAATGCTGCCCTCACCAACCTCACAACCTACACTGAAACAGCCACGGCGGCTGGCACAACCGTCCTCACCAACACCAGCACATACTTCCAGAACTTCACTGGCACGACCACGCAGACCGTCACACTCCCGGTAACTAGCACGCTTGCTCAGGGTTGGACGTTTCATCTTGTTAACAACTCCACCGGAAACCTTACTATTAATAGTTCTGGTGGAAATCTTCTAATCACTGTGTTGCCCGGCACAACTGCAATGGCCACATGCATCCTTGCATCCGGCACTACTGCGGCATCTTGGGAGGCTGGCCTAACCGATTTTTCCACCGCAACCGGCACGGGGTCTGTGGTGTTGGCAACATCACCCACTCTCACAACCCCCACCTTCACAGCACCAATCCTTGGCACGCCCGCCTCTGGCACCCTCACAAATACCACCGGGCTCCCCTTAACCACTGGCGTTACGGGCACGCTGCCAGTTGCTAATGGCGGAACAGGCGTCACGGCATCCACTGGCACTGGCTCTGTGGTGCTTTCTGCAAGCCCCACTCTCACTGGAACCCCGCTTGCTCCAACCGCCACTGGCGGCACCAACACCACGCAGATCGCCACCACCGCATTTGTGACAACGGCAGTTGGCGCAATAACCTCCACGGGCCGTCTTCTCCGTGCGCCGCAGATGATCACCACGGCTGGCTCTGGCACCTACACAACGCCCGCTGGGTGTACTTCAATTTATGTTGAGTGTGTCGGCGGTGGCGGCGGCGGCGATGGCCTAGGATCTGGCTCTTTAAGCCAAAGAGCCAATGGCGGTGGCGCTGGCGCATACGCCGCAAAATACATCACCGTTACTGCAATCACGGGATATTCCTACACTGTTGGCGCTGGCGGCGCTGGTGGAGCAAGTGGCAATAACTCCGGTGCTAACGGATCAAGCACCACTATAACCGTTTCGGCCACCACCGTAACAGCGGGTGGTGGTTTTAGCACAGCAGGATCGGCTAGTAGTGAAGGCGGCACAGCAACAGGTGGTGACATCAACATTGTTGGAAATGCTGGTGGCAATAAACCTTTAGGATACGGGGGTGCTTCATTTTTTGGTGGTGCGCCGAGAACCACAGAAGGCGGGGATGGAACGGCTGGCACTAGCGGGTCAGGCGGATCTGGTGGAGGTAACGCAGCCAGTGGCACCACTCGCGCTGGTGGGGCTGGCGGTACGGGTCTAATTCGCATTTGGGAATATGCATAATGATTGAAGAACTTGTTGCCCGTGTTTTTTGCACCCGTAATCAATCCCACCTAGCACACTGGAAAACAAAATCATTTGCAGAGCATCAGGCGCTTGGCGCATTCTACGATGGCCTCATAGACATCACCGACAAGCTTGTGGAGGCATCTCAGGGGTCCAAGGGGATAATTGGTCATGTTGATTTGTCTTGCAAGGATGAATCAATCGACATCATCAAACTATTGTCGGATGACGCCAATTGGGTATCAAAGAATAGATCAAAGATTGCAAGCAATGTTCCGGCGCTTGAAAATATTGTTGATGAGCTTGTGGGCCTATACTTGACCACGCTCTATAAACTCAAGAACCTCTCTTAACGGCAGTAAAAATGCTTTCAAAAATCAAAATACAGCCCGGCATCAATCGCGACACCACTGATTATGCGAACGCTGGCGGCTGGTTTGATTCCAATTTCATTCGATTTAGGAATGGATTGCCAGAAAAGATTGGTGGGTGGACAAAAGTTTATAGCGCCCAGACGGCTTTGGTTGGCAAGTGCCGGAAGATGTATGACTGGTCTAGTCTTATCGGAACAGCATATCTGGCCATACCCACAAACATCAAATTTTACGTGGATAATTCCTCCACCATAATTGATATTACCCCGCTCCGCAGAACCATCACGCTTGCCGCAAGCCCTATCGCCACCACAAACACATCAAACACAATTGTTGTTACAGATGTTAATCATGGGGCTTCAGTTGGCGACTACATCACAATTGCTGGCTCCACCGCTGTGAATAACATCACGGCGGTACAGATCAACAAAGAATTTGTGGTGTCAAATGTTATAAACAGCAGCGCATACAGTGTCATCACGGAAGGCACCGCGAATGCAACTGGCTCTGGTGGCGGATCAGCAGTCACGGTGAAGTATCAGTTTCATCCCGGCATCACATCAACTGCGGTGTTTGCCGGGTGGGGCGCTGGCCCTTGGGGCGGCGTATCTGGTTCTTATGGCTGGGGCTCTGGCCCCACATCATCAATCACAATTTATTATTCTGGTCTATGGACCGTAGATAACTACGGGGAAGACATGATTGCGTGTCCTCGCGATGTGGTGAATGGCGTGCAGTATGGAACAACTCCGCTTGCCACAAACAACACCAACAACACCGTCACTGTAACGCAGACAAACCACGGCCTCTCAAATGGGACTGCAATTATCATTAGTGGTGTGGCTTCGGCTATTGGCGGCATACCCACTAATCAACTTAACGGCACCCACACAATCACAGTGGCAAATGCCAACGCCTACACCTTCACCACATCAAACGTAGCCACCTCCACCACCACTGGCGGCACAAGCGCCTACGCTTACACGTCCTCTTTGGTTTATTGGGACATAGGAAATACCTCCGGCCCCGCAGTAAGCTTTAGCGAACTTGGTTCCGACTACGCCAAGCTATATCTCCCATATGTTGCTGTGGAGATTATGGTTTCTGACCAAAATAGGCAGATCATTGCTTTTGGATGCAACCCGTATGATGTTACGCAGCCTCAAGATAAGATGATTGTGAGGTGGTCTGACTCAAGTGACCCCACAAATTGGGACATCGCTTTAACAACGAAAACTGCTGGCGAACAGAGGATCTCTTCTGGCTCCTACATCATCACCGCCATTCAAAACCGTGAAGAAATTCTTATTTGGACTGACACATCCCTCTTCACAATGGCGTTTGTGGGCCCTCCGTATGGGTATGGTTTCAATCTTGTAGGTTCAAATTTTGATATTGCGGGGCCGAATTCAAAGGTGGTGGCGGGCTCCATCGCCTATTGGATGGGCACGAACAACTTTTATATGTATGATGGTAAAATCACTGCAATGCCTTGCACGGTCAGGGATTATGTGTTTTTGGATTTTAGTGTTGATGATGGTGAAAAAGTATATTGTTCGTCTGACTCGGGAAACAATGAAATTATTTGGTTTTACCCGTCACAGAGCCAAGGCGGATCGGCTGGATCGCGCGAGGTGGACAAATACGTTGTTTATAACTACATTGAAAATGTGTGGTACTACGGTAGCCTTTCCCGCACGGCGTGGATTGACCGAAGAGGACACGCAAACCCGCGAGCGGTGAGTTCGGATGGTTATTTGTATAACCATGAATCTGGTTATGATGACGGCTCTACAACACCGGCCACCGCAATCAATGCCTATGTGCAGTCAAGCCCAATTGAAATTGATCAGGGTGATCACTTCTCATTTGTGAATAGAATTATACCAGACATCACATTCAGAAACTCTACAACACATGGTGGCGATGTTCAGCCAAGCGTGACATTCACCATAAAGCCACAGGATTATCCCGGCGCTGCAATTGGCGCTGGTGATGCCAGAAGCGTTACAAGAAACAGCACGGCAACGCTAAAGGTTAACAGGTTTACCAACCAAGTGTTTACACGCCTTCGTGCAAGATCTGTTTCTATGCGCGTCGAAAGCACCGAAACAGGAGTGAGTTGGAGGCTTGGTGTGCCGAGGCTTGATATGCGTCAGGATGGAAGAAAATGACAATTGGCACTGCGACTACGGCGCTACCAACCCCGCCGACAGAATATAAGTTTGACTACATGACCCGCCTCGTTAAGCAAATCAGCCTATCGCTGGCAAAGCTTTCCGCTATTGGCCCAATCACCTGTGGCTCAGATCTTACCAGCCTTAGCGGCTATAAAATTTCTGGCCTAACAATTGTGAATGTCCCCACATCATCAGCTAATCTTCCGTCTGGCAGCGTATGGTCTGACGGCGGAATCCTAAAGATTGTGAGCTAAAATGTATTTTAATGGAATCCCGCAAAACTTCGGGCAGGCTCAAGCGCAGCAGCCTGACAGCCTTATGGATAGGCCTCTTATGGGTTATACTCAGGGAATAGGGAGCATACCACAGCAAAATATTCCCGCCCCATCAAACCCCGCCCCACAGCTTTCCAATCTTTCTCCTATTTCCTCCACGGCAGGCACAGCCTCCAAATCTATTGCCCCTCTTCCACCCCGGAACAACCAGATGCCCCAGACTATGGCGCACGGCGGTGTGGTAGGGCAGACGCTCGACAAGGGCGGGATTGTGGCGAATGGGATTGCGGCTCTAAGGGGACAGCACCCCGACCCTCGCGCAGCCCTTAGCGCCTACGATCATGCTTTCGGCACAGATGCCACCAGCGAGCTTATTCGCAATTATGCCGATGGCGGCGTGGTGAGCGGGCCCGGATCCGGGGTGGCAGATCTTGTGCCGGGGTCGATTGATGGTCGAGAGGATGTGAGGATTGCAAGCGGTGAGTATGTGATACCGGCTTGGGCTGTGGCAGCCCTTGGAGATGGATCCACAGAGGCTGGCGCAAAGATCCTCGACACGATGGTGGCACGGCTAAGAGACGCTGGCTCCAAGCTTATCATGGGCACAGAGCCTATTAAACCCAACAATTTTATTCCGGCATAAAACATGGCAAGTCAAGGCACCGAAAAAAAGACAAGCACAGGCAAGTCAGTACAGAAATATATTGAAAATGTGCTGGGCGAATCCACAAAGGCTGGCAACTCGGCTATCACTGCTGGCTATCCGGAGCAGTCCCGCTACACAGACGCCTACCTTGCCGGTGTGCCATATCTTTACCAGTATGGGGATGCGGCTCAGGCCGATGCCCTTGGCAAGATGGGCGACCTCTATGGCGCATATGGTGCCGCAGGAGGATATGACAAAACAGACTTCAGTGGTATTGGCGCTCAGTATGATGCAGCCGGGCAGTATGATCCGACTCAGTATGAGAATGCCGACTACACGACCCAGAACATTATGGATCGTATGACGCCATATGAGGAGTTGGTTTCTCAGCGGGCGACTGCTCGTTTAAAGAAGGGCTATGATGAAGGCCGTGGTGAGCGTGAAATGCAGGCTGCCCGTCAGGGTGCCTACGGTGGTTCCGGGGCCGCAATTCAGGAAGAGGTTGCGAGGCGCAACTACCTAGAGCAGATGGCGGATATGAACGCCACAAACCTTCAGTCTGCATATGAAGGAGGCGTGGGGTTGTATGGCAAGGAACTATCTGATCGTCTTGCCGCACAGCAGGCTGGAGAAGCCTCTCGCCAGTTTGGCAAGAACACCGAGATGGCTGGCCTTGAAGGTGTTATGAATGCCGCCAAGGCAGATGCTGCCCAGACTGCGGCAGCCAAGGAGGCTCAGTTTAGCGGCCTTCAGGGCCAAGGCACATCTGCACAGCAACAGGCCACCCTCGCTGAGCAACAGAAGAACATGCAGCTTGCCAACCTTTCGGCAATGCGGTCGGCGGGTCAGCAGCAGCAGGATGAGGCTCTTGCCAAGCAGGAATACCCCCTTGATGTGGCGAGCAAGCAGGCAAACCTGTTGGCCCCGCTATCTGGAGGCGCTATCCAAACAAAGGCAAATAAGCCCTCCACGGCACAGAACATTCTTGGTGGAGTTACCGCCGGTGTCGGTATTGCGTCTGGGCTTGGGCTTGGATTCCGTGCTGGTGGTTATGTGGATAGTGGTGGTGGCCTTGCAGATCTTATAGCTTCCTACTACTCTAGGCACGGGCGTTAAAAATGGCAAACATCATCGAGCAGCAGGATCTACTCAAGGGCCTTCCTGACGCCCGCCTCGCCACCCTTATGCAGAACCCCGATGGAAGCATGCCTCCCTTTCTAGTGGCCGCAGAGGCGCAGCGCAGGCAGGCTATTCGCCAGCAGTATAGTGGGGCCGGAAACAACGAATCGGTCGTGGACACCCTCACGAAGCAGATGGCCAAAACGCCTGAAAACCTTAAGGCCCCGGCACAAACCCCGCCGCAGATGCCTCCCCCTATGCAGCAGCCGATGCAGCAAGCCGGTATTGGCGCATTGCCGCAGGATCAAGGTATGGCTGATGGCGGCGAG